AGTTGCGGAAAGCTGCTCAACCACGCACACTCATTGTGTGTGGGTTGACGCTTTGCCCATAATTAAAAATTATGTGCCGCTTCAGTCTGCCGATTCCAAGGGGAATCGGATTCCTGTTATCAGTACAGCTTTAAATGAGAACGACGTGAGTCGCCTCCAAAAGCTGGTCTCTACGGAAGTTTGGTCGAAACGGGGTACCGCCTCCTCAGATCTCTGGGAAAGCGCTGCCCAATATCGCCAAACGATTGATATGCTTCAGAACCCGCTCACACGCTTAAAGGACCTCTCTAAGAGGTTACTCCAAAGTGGTGAATCCGGTGTTCTCGGTCGGCGCCTCCTCAAGGAGGTGTCTGACGGATATCTGATGAATCGCTATGGCATTCAGCCTGCGATGAATGATATCAGAAACATATTGTCTAGCCTGTCGAAGACTACTGGCAACAAGGAAGTTACATCGAGAGCCTATGGCGCCATTAAGGCGGATTCCATGGTATCAGGTTCATACAATGACGGAGTCGGTAAAGGGGATTGGATAAATCTAATCTCCGATATGGTCTCTGTCAGAGGCATGAGCCTGGACGAAGGTTATGTGAGCATGCTCAACAACCTCGGTCTCTCTTTGAAGGGTTTCGCAATGTTACCCTTGGAATTAACTTCTTATAGTTTTGTTGCCGATTGGTTTACTAACTTGAGCTCCTATGTTCAAGCTACGTTACCGGTCTTCGGGTGGAAACACCTTGGTAATGCTCTTGTTACGCAACGCACCACTGTTAACATGTATAACATGCGCAATGATGTGTCCGCGAATACAGGTGTATACACGATGACGTCCCCGGCTTCGGGGTCCATCACCGTCACTCGTGTTACCAAAACGCGCACCCCTCTATTACCTGCATCATTCGAACGGCAGTCAGACTTTAAGTTTGACAGCTTTACGCGTGTTGCGGATTCAATAGCTCTGGTTGCGGGTCGATTTGTTAAGCTTGGGAACCTTGTCGGTTTCCGGCCTAACAATAGTGCCTTCCATGATAGGAAGGCATATCACGTGTGGGAAGAATACCTGCACTCTACGCGTCTCTAACGAGACGCTCATCAACCTGAAAGAGACATTATGTCCCTCACCATCAATGCAAAGACCTATACCGCAGACTCCTATCAGAAGGACTCCGTTGGCTATACGGGGCCGGCTCACACATTGTCCGTCAAGGACTATGTGCGCTTGCTCCGTAACGCCGCGAAGGCCGTCGTAGGATTCTCTGGCGTGAGTCGCACAGACGCGAAATTGACCCGAACGCTCACGCTGACGGGTGCCTTGACTACCGCACATGACGCCATTCTTGACGTCAGTATGTCGGTTCCAGTCGGGGCTGCTTCTGCTGACATCGATGCAATGCTGAATGACTTCGGCGCTTTCGTCGCATCCGCGACGTTTAAGACTCACGTCAAGAACCAAACTGTTGCGTACTAAGTCGTGGCTTTATGACCCACGACCGAATCCGTCACAGCGAAAGTTCCCATACGTTTGTTCTTAGCCTGGTAGCCATATTTATGGCTATCATTGTCATTCTCGCTATACTCTCTTTCATGAGGGTATCGCACACCAAGGAAAATTGTAATGAATTCCAAGGCGTATCGCCAGTCACAGCGACTCCGAATAATAACGGAGTCACTGAATCGCAATGGATTCGACCTTTACGGTCGATTCTTGGCGCGATTGCTGGATAGCCAACGCGAACATCTCTTCCTAAAACCACTCTCTGACGCTGTAAGGCGAAAGGATTGGAAAGAAGTGTATGTTTGCGCTGATTATTTGTCAGCACAGCAGTATCTGACAGCCACTGAGCATTATGTGGCTAATCAGTTCGCTCTACTCATTAAGAAGTACCCCTGGGATTCCAAGCTTGTTGGCTTGGACCCGCGTCGAACTGCGATCGAAAGCTTCTACAAATCCGAAAGGAGATGTAGGCGCATAAATCGCAAATTCGAGCTTCTAGACATTGATCCCTCACGGGATCGGTTTCGAAGGGAGGGGAAGATCGCGATGACATGGATTCGTTCCGTTATTGGAACGACACCCAGCTATCGCGACGTATTTCATGAGTGCGATTTCGGCCAGGGCGCCTCAGTAGGTGTTCACGGCGATGCCACCCACGTAATCAGGAAACTTTCCCGAGAACAAAAGTGGACCGTGACTCCTGGCGCCATACACCACGCTTTTGGTGGGCTGCTAAACAATCATCACTTTATGGAAGCTTTACTGCCTTCCAAGAAAATGAGTGACGGTTCGATAGTAGCCTGCCTCGATTACAGTGCAGGATTTGACTCCTACATTGCTCGACTTGATGTGGTGAACAGCAACAAACTCAGCTTCGTATTGAAGACTGCTAAGACCGACAGGTCAATCGCAGTTGAGCCCTTGCTCAATGGGTTTATTCAGAAGGGGGTTGATCTGGTTATGCGTAAGAAATTACGAAGAGCTGGATTGGACCTTTCTGACCAAAGCCTGAATCAGAAGCTCGCCCGTGAGGGTTCGCTCGATGATTCGCAAGCAGGTTTCGTAACAATCGACCTACGTGGTGCTAGTAATAGCAATGCGGTGGGTCCTGTTAAGTACCTGTATCCCCCAGATTGGTTTACGTTGTTTCAACGTACTCGCAGTCACTACTATAGTTTCAATGGCGCTGAAACGCGCTATGAGATGATCAGTAGCATGGGGAATGGGTTTACTTTCCCTCTCGAAACTCTCACTTTTGCATCCATTTGCTTTGCTTGCGGTTGTGGCGAACCTGGCGTAGACTTTAGTGTCTACGGGGATGACATAATCGTTCGAAAAGCCTTTGGGAGCCGTGTTTTAGCTATGCTGAAACATTATGGCTTCGATGCAAACCTGGACAAGACCTTCTTAGAAGGTCCCTTCAGAGAGAGCTGTGGGACGGATTGGTTCAATGGCGAGGACGTACGTCCCTTCACCCTTGACTTTGCTTTCGATAAAATCGAAAGCTTCTTCAAGTACCTCAACCTAACGCAGTCGAGCGAAAAAGTATCAAACTTCTTTGCTCCAGTTCGTGAACTCATAACGGGTTCATGTCCAATCGAATATCGGTTCTATCGTCCTGTTAAAGGGAATGTAGATTCCGGTATCGATTCGTTAGGCGATGAGCACCTGACTAGTCCACATTGTTTTTTCCGAAAGGAAAACGCGACGTGGTCGTGGAAGGAGCTCACTCAAACACCTATATCCGATCTGGATCGGATGGAAAGGTGGGGTCGTGAGCCCTGGCTCATGGGTGTCGCTCTGCGAGGCGCGCGTAGTTTCCCTGTGAAGGGTCCACTATGCGGTCTCCCAGATGTCGTTTTCCGGCGTAAAACCCGGGCGAAGGTAACTCGTGAGAGTTACTCGTCAACCAGTAACTGGTTGCCGACGTTCTAATACATTGATTAGAACATCCTGTCCGCCAGACTAGTCCCGCAAGGGACCGTCTGCCTTGACAGTTGGGGGTTAATACCTTAAACGGGGAATTGCAGCAGGG